GAGTGCTTCAGGAGCCTGTGGCGCAATCTGTTGACTGGCTTTCATCTGTTCCATTGCCACATCAATGGCTTCAGCCGCCGCTTTCGCTGCGGCCTGTTGTGCCGCCTGTGCCACTGCGCCCTGAATCTGCTGCTGCTGCATTCCGTCCTGCCGTCGCTCAGAGGCTTCCATGAGATGTTTTCGGCACCTGTTCCAAAAGTCTACGAATCCCTTCTGGATTTCAGGACTGGCCGTCAGCCACTCTGTCGTTGCCATTTCCGATTCGAGTTCATCCATGATGACGCGCAGGTTCCAGAACGGCATGGGAAGATGTTCGGGGATCTGTTGTCCCTGCCAGAGACGCTCGACAATCGACATGCCAAGTTTTCGGTACTGGGCATCCCTGTCTTCCCTGCCGATATCGCCCATACTGAGATCTGCGGCAATTTTTTCTTTGTCGATGCGTCCTGTGCGCTCGTCCATGTATAACACGCCAAGTGGAGACTGAAGGTGTTCTCTAATGCGAGCCTCTCTGAGCGCACGCAATTCAGGCACCAGACTTCCACGCTCGACCGTAATCGAGTAATCCGTGCCGGATTTCAGAATTTCTGAGGTCTGAAAGATAAACACTTCATCTCTCATGCTCTGATCGGTGTAGTGGAGCGTCCGAAATGGCGGGTAATACTCCTTGACGCGATTGATTCGCATTTCCTTGACCTTGGACATGCGCTGTCCAATATGCTGGTAGAGATTGCCCCACTGCGTATCAAGAATTTCCTGCAACATTGGAACCGCCATTGGCCCACGAAGTTGACCTGGAAACTTGTTGTCCGAAAAGAGATCAATGCCTCCGGCAATTTCTCGCATCAACTTGATCGTCAGTTCCACCGACTGCATAAACCACGCGGGGAGATTTGGAGGATCGCGTCGTTGCACCATCTTGACGCCACCGTCCGTGAGGCCGCCTTCAATGGGCGCAGGATAGTCCGAGGGAATATCTTCGCGCTTCAGCGTCGGCCCAAGCAGTTCATTGGCGTAAATCGAGGCATTCGCCTGTTCGCCAAGCTGCGAAAGACGCTTATTAAGAAATCGCTGTGGAGCAATGAGGTCACTGACGTAATCGTTGCTCCAAAAGCTCGTCGTGGTCGGTCCCCAATGAAAATCAATCAAGGGAATGGATTCATAGGGATTGTCGCCGTCATGGAGGATTTGTTCGCCCGGAATAAAGCAACTGTACTTCCCACGCGGGTGTTTTGAAGAAATAGGCTGAAATCGCTCGACCACCACCGCCAAATCGGGATCATTTTGTGTGCGACTCCCCTGGATGCGTGGAATCAGGTCTTGGAGATGCACCGAGCCGGTGGGATCGCCAAATTGCTTGATATCGGTGCTGAGAATCCGCACATCTGACGCATCCTTGATGTTCTGGATTGTTTCCTTGCTGACATCGTAATTCGCTTCAATCCAGCCCAATGTGCGGATTTTGGCAATATAGACCGCCTGATCCGGGGAGAGATCATCTACGGATCGCACAGAACTGTCGATAAAGACCTGCAAGGGACTCAGCACCTCGCTGCCCACATCGCCCACGAGCATCATTTCCTCGACCACCTCAAATTGTTCTTTGGGTGCCCCCTGCGACATGGCCTGTTGCCTGAACGACTCCGGCACCTGTTCGCCGGAACGAATATCCGTCCACATCAACTCGTCAGTCTCAGGATCAAACTGCGGCATCGGCTCCATCGTGGCGTCCTTCACCCACGGCACATACTCGAAGGCCACGCCGCCAATCGCCATCCACCAGAGAATCTCCCACGTCCGTGAGTGCTGGTCGAGCTTTTCATCCAAGGCCCGAATCAACTTATCGACCACTTGCGCCTTGGCAATGGATTTGGGGTCTTGCTTGTCGGCTCGCGCCTTAAAGACCGGCGCGATACTACTGAGACGCCCAAGCATCTTGTGAATCATCTGGGCGGCAATGTTAAACACCAGATAGAGCTTGTTTGGGTCACGCTTGCGCGTAAACAGCACGCGATTCTGCGTGCCCACCCAATGTTCGCCGGACGCAAACGCGAGATTAGTCAACACCCGCAGTTCAACAGATCCGACATTGCGGGCCTTCTGAGCGCGGAGGCGGTCGTAGTCGTCGGTATAGTCAGCGAGATTTTTCGCGTCGTCGGCCATGTGTCGTTAACGCCCCTGTTGAAGTACTCGCAGCAACGACTCATTTGCGGCAATGCGCTTCCTGAGTTCATCGGGGCTGTTACTGTTGCCTCTACCTACGGTTCCAAGTGCTTGAGATAGGATGTTCGCTATGCCTCCTCCTAGACCTGCCGCGCCTCCACCTAGACCTGCCATCCCTCGCGCCCTGGCAACGTCGCCCTCAGTGAATCGACCACGCTCTCCGGCAAGGCTCGAAAGCAGGTTCTCGATCATTTGAGATTCTCTTCCATCTGGCACCTCGCTGATGTGTGGTCCCGGCACAATACCCTGCCCCTGACCGGACGCGGCGATCTGCGCGAGAACGGCTCCGGCTGGTTCATCTCGTCCCGCCAAAAACCCCTTGGAGTAGGGGGTTGGGTTGACGCGCTGATTTACCAAATCGGCACTGGTGGGAATGTTTCCCGACGTTACCTGTCCCCGCTCGCGTCCCGTGATGGGTCGTGGCCTGGGATTCCGTAGCGGTTGTCGCTTCGGCTCGTTTGGCGGATAGGGAAGAGGTTGTCCGGTTCTGGGATCAATCGGCATTATTTTGCTCCTAAGTGGGCATCGGGGAGAAGTGCCAGATCTCGATCCGCTGTCGGCGGCACCATGCCGGAGCCTTCATCCGGTCGCTGTATCTGTGTCATGATCATGCGTTCCAGAGTATCCATCCGGTCCTTCAGCACGTTCAGGTCGTGCGTCGTCACCTGCGGTGAAGGCACGTTCAGCCACCTCAGTAAGTGTTTGCGGATCGCTTCCAGCATGATTTTGCATCTCCTTGAATAGTGCCGTCAAGGACCGAGATTCAGTTTGTCCATTTGGCAGTTGTCTGGTGAGTGACAGCGTTTGCATGATGAAGTGAAGTTTTTGTTCGATCAGGCGTAGTTGGTCGTCTGTGGTCATCGCTAGAGTCCTCCTAGATGCGCGTCGGCTCCCTGACGCTTTTTCTTTCGTTTTATTGGCGATCCGAGCCACTGCACACTGCCAGGTGGCGGCTGAAACTGTGGGGGTTTCTCGCCTGTGCGGGCGCGGGGGTGACGCGAGAGAACGTGTTCCACGCAGTCCAGCGCATGATCGTTGACTTTGAAGCGTTCGTATTTTCCGGCAGCGGTGGATTTATCGGGCCATTGGGCGTACTCGAGTTCATACGGCACCATCGACAGCCACGGAGCCAGAAAAATCTGATCGTGCTGAAAATACTGACGGGCGGCTTCGGTGCGAACCTCGCGGCCCTGCTTATTGGCGAGCAAGTGGACCCCGTGGAGCAAACATTCCTGTTTAAACTGTGAATTACTGTCCACCCACGCCAGTGGGCGCGTTTTCCAGAATGCGGCCATGCGTCTCAGGTCGTCACACCACCGCACGATGGAACTGTTCTGATCAAGCTCTGTGGTGTTCGCCACGTAGCGATAGTTGGTCAGTTCGTCCAGAATATATGCCTGTCCGTCCGGGGACACCGCGACCACGACGGCGGCACAATACGTGCCGGTATCGGCCCCGATTTCGATGTGCCAGTCATGGGGGAGTCTAAAATTGTCCCTGACGGGGCCAGAGGCTTGATGTTTCCAGAGCCGTTCGTGCTGGTGCAGGTCAATCGTGCGATCTCCGCGCTGATAGTTATACACGCGCCCCACGTAGTCGCCCAGTTTCCCCAGATAGGCAATTGAGAACTTTTCGCGGGTCAACAACTGCCTGTCGCGGTCCATCGCGGCCTGATCGAAGCTGTAGGGGTTGACGGTCGCCGGAATCCCGCATTTACAGACCCACTCAGGGAAATCGGGGTGGCCGTGGCCGTGTTCATGGAAGACCTGCACCCACGGACGGTCAGGGGTCGTCGGAAAGACGGCATAGCCCTGTCGGACCCGTAAATTCTGGGCCACGGAGGTAAAACACTCAATCCCCGGCAACTGATACGCTTCACAGTAGACGTACGCATCGACTTCCTTGCCCTTGAGCGATTCCGACCGTTCCCAACTCCGCGCCTCGAACCGTGCGCCGTTCTCCAGTTCCAGCCAGAGCCGCCCATCCTTGGGCCGGTTTTGCAGGGACTTGTATTTCTGGTTCAGACCGCGTTCCGAACAGAGAGCTTCAAGGAGATACTCAAATTCCGGGGCCGTCATGTCGTATTCGTTCCCAACCAGGTAGACGAGGCCGTTCGGGACCGCCGCAAAGGACGCCGCCCAGATACCGGCCCCTGCCGACTTGCCGGACTTGTAGGCACCGAGTTCCGCCACGACTTTGGCTCGACCGTGCGCTCGCGGAGCCAGTTGTCGATAGGCGATCTCGCCATTAGGCAGTCGAATCATCATAGAGGGCGCATCGTCGTTCGGATCTGCCTCTATTTGCGTCAGATCGTAACCATCTGTCGTGGCCCACCATGACGCCTGGTGTTCAAATGGCACGAAGTTGGCTTTTTTGCAGATAAATTGCCGAAACTCCGTAATAATCTGGTCGCGGAGGACCGGGGGAGCGGTTTTCTCAGCCATGCGTCATCCCAAAGGCGCAGACGAGTGCGTCGTCAGTCGCCGTCGAGCGTGGCCTGTCGAGCGCGAGTGCTAATTGACGCATAGGCATTCTCCACGTCCACGGGATCGAGTCGCAACCACGCACACCAGAGCATCAGGCTGTCGCTG